TTGTGTAATTAAACCAGTTTGTATTGTTGGATTACCTTCCTCATCATTAACTACCTTACCATCTTCATCTGTAACTGTAACGTCAGCTATTTCATGTGCAGTTGAACTCATAGTTTCAGTAACAACTCCATTACTAAAACTGTAACTTGCAGCTCCATTTTTATAAAATCTATTATCAGCAGGTGTTGCCTGAGTTACTGGATAAAAACCAATATTAGCTAACTCTGCTTTTGACCAATTACTAAATATACTTGCAGGATGCTGAATACCATTATTATCAGTTACAGCTTTAGCACCACTGAAGATTTCAATAACTTGGTCAGCTTTTACTTTTGCCCACATTATATTTCTCCTTATGTTATTGTGTTAATTAATATTATAAACTATTAGTTATTTAAATACAACCCTATCGTGCAGTTACAGGACTTGTACCATCACCCACAAATGGATTTTCAGCAAATGCCATATAAACGTGTGTGTCTGTTGAATTATTAGTCCATGAAGAACCACTAATTCTCATTTTAAAACCATTAGATAAAAAATCCATAACCTCCTGGCTGCCACTTACTGCTGTTGAGTTTGCTGCTAAATAATCTTTTACTGGATTATCTGGGTCTCTTTTATTATCAAACATACCCCAACTATAAGCACTATCTATATTTTTAATCATAACAAATGCTGGTTTAAATCCTGTGTATACAAAAGGTCCATCAGCATTACCATTAGCTTTGTATCTTCCAAATTTACTAAAGCCATCTACAGAATGCCAACAATAAGCTAACATAGCTTGACTACTATAATTTGTTATAGTTGAAGAACTTACAGTGAATACACTATTTGTTGGTGCTGTGTTTTGCCAATTATCATATGCTCTACTTACTTCTGTTTCGTTTAAATATAAATAATTATTAAATCCATTAGGGTCTGCTGTTGTTGAAACTGTAAAACCAGCAACTGAATTAAGATTTAAAATCTTTACCATAATCCATTCTGGTGCTTGAGATAATCCATGTCCAACACTTCCATTACTACCAGTACCAGTATATTGTACGATAGAAAATCCAGCAGTTGTATTAGCTTGAACAGTTGAGGTAATTGAACCATTACTGTTGGTTGCAGTAGTTCCTCCATTTCCTACCCAGTTCCAAGCACAAAACCTATTACCAGCATAATTCCAATTACCAGCATTCATCACTGAATAGCCACCTTTTAAAAATTTTTTTATAGAGTTGGGTTGTGTGGCTTGTGCAGAATCACTATTAGCATATACTTCTAAAAGGCTTCCTCTGCTAGAATCGTTTAATGTATGAAAATTACCTGAGCCATCTGTATCTTTAACCCATACTAGTCCAGGAATACCTTTACCTGTTTCTGGCATACTATCTTGTCTCAACATTTTAAAACCACTTGGAACACTATGATAAAAGTTTCCATTACCATCTTCATCAGCATTACCACCTGCTGTTTCATTACCAGAAAAAGTTCCGTTATCACCAAAGTTCCAAATAAAAGTAATACTTGTATTTGACACACCAGCAAACATAAGTGTTTTAGTACTGTCAACAGGCACACTTCCAACTAAACTTCCAGAGTTATTATAATAGGAAAGTTGACCATTGTCTAAATCTAAAGCCATACCTATAACATCACCTGCTGCCATAGTTTCACTAATAAATTTAACATAAGTATTAGTATTATTTACTTGTTGATAAAACCCTCTACTTCCATAACCTACAGCAGAGTTCCAACCACTACCATTATTATTTCCTGGGTACCAATTACCACTAGAATAATTATGCATATCTTCTTGAGTATATACTCCAAGGTCTACAGTATTACCACCTCCATCACCACTAACTCTACATTCAGCATAATATTTACCTGAACCTCTAGGTCGTAAAGTTGAAGGCATAGGATAACCTTTGTTGGTTCCATTTGTGTAATGTGTTAAATTACCTTCATATAATATTTGAGAATAACTAGGGTTGTATGGTCTCATTATAGGTAGATTATTTGTAGGTGTATCAGTTCGTTGGTCAGATGCTGTTAAACCACTAGATGTAAAATCATTCGTATTTCCACTAGTATCATCACCTAATGCTGAACTATCTTGAAACTGTAATCTAAATCCATTTGAACCATACTGGTCTTGAGTATTAGCAGTGCCACCCATACCTGAATGATTAGTGCAATAATAATATAATGTAGCTGTTCCTGTTGGTACTGTTATTTCTGTATAAGCACCACTTGAGCCTGGGGTTCCAGATGTTGTTACACCACTTGTAAATTCTGAACCACCACCATGTGTTCCATCTGAAGTTGTAGAAAATCTTAATGGATGCCCAGAGTTAGAAGAATCACTTTGGTCAAACTTATAAGTTGCACCTTCAATAAGAGTTACTGTTCCTTGTGTTACTCCATCAAGAGCATATTTATTACCACCACTACTTACAACTGTTACTGCAATATCAGTTGTAGTTGTAGGAAAAGGTTCAACAGTTTTTGGAATCCAACGACCAGTTGAGGTATCAGTAATACCAAAAGATGCAGGTAATAATACTTGATTATCTATATAATTAAACTCTGCTAAATATCCGTCAAAAATTTGTCCTACAAAATGTGCACCACAACCAATTCTTTGTGTTGTACCATCAGCTAATCCTACAACATCTGTATTTTGTGCTGGATTATTATCAGAACTCCAACTAGTTATTCTCTGACCATCAATATATACCTTTGACCTATCAGTAGCTGTGCTTTGACTTACATCAATTGCCCAAACACAATGATACCATTTTGAAGAATCTTTAAATGTCATGTTTGTTACTTTTTGATATTCTGTAGTTCCGTTAGTTAAACGAAACACCAATCTATCTGATGTGTCAAATCGTGCTAACAATCTTGTTGAAGGAGCTGACCCAACATGTATCATTTCTGCTCCATAATTCGTGCCTCTTTTAAACCACCATGAAAAAGTAGCTTTTCTTTTTTGGTCACCTGAACCACTTTCTTGAGTTCTTGTTAAATAAGGACTATCACCATCATTATACATAACACTTTTAGCAATAGTAGCTTGGTCAGTAAAAGGTATAAAATTACCTACTCTTTGACCCTGTCCATTTCCAGAATAAATTATTGGAAAGAAATGTTCTTCGCCTTTAATAATTGTTGGTGCTGCCATATTAACTCCCTAAGTTCCTTGTGCACAAAGCTTTATATCCACTTGGTACACTATAATAAAAATTACCAAATCCATTTGCATCTGTGTTACCTTGTGCTGTTCGTCCATTACAAAAAGTTCCATCTTGTCCAAAGTTCCACATAAATCGTGAAGTTGTAGCACCTCCAGTATCATCACTTGCACCTAAAAAATAATCTACCCCTCCAGTAATACTTATCGCACCTGTACCAGTAGCACCACTTGTTGGGTCGCCACTATTTTGAAAAGTTCCTTCTCTAGAAAAATATAATTTATTATTATCCATATCAACAGCTATACCAATAACATTCCCTGCTGTATAAGCATCACCATAATTTGCTATTGGTTGAGAATCATTGTTATATACATTACCATTATTATAATATGACCAAGTTGTGCTTAATTCTCCCAAATAAACATCAATACCTGTCGTTGGTTCTTGCGAAATACCAATACCACAACCAGCACCAACTTCATAAGCTCTTACCTCTACATACCATTTACCACTTGTAGGTATTTTTTGCGTAGAAGTATGAAAAGTATAATTACCAGTTGTTCCATTTGTAGTTACATCTAGATTACCATCCTTAAATGTTCCTGCAAAATAATAATTATCTAATGGATTTGCTGTACAGAAATTATTTGTGGGCGAGTCAAGAACTTGGTCATGTGCTCCAAGTCCACTTGTACTGAAATCATTACCATTTCCTGATTCATCATCTCCTAAATCTGAAGCATCCCTACCATCAATATAATAACCATTATTTCCAAATGTCAGACCACTTATATCTTTAGGAATCCAAATTCCAACATCTTCTTTAAATTCTCCAAAATAACTAGGGTCTAATGCTTGTCCATCTATGAGTGCAGTTTCTGCAAGATAGCCTTCAGCATTATTACCTGCATAAACTGAGGCACCTATTCTATGGGCAACTGCTGTATTAATTCTTGATGCAGCTCCACTACTTGGAGCTGTATAATTAGAAAAAGTTGTTAATCTTGTACCATTTATATATGCTTTTATTCTTTCTGATGATACTGTATTATCACTATCAAAGACACATACAACATGCGTCCAAGCACTTGGGTCACGATACTCTGCTTCACTTTCTAATCGCCAAATATAGGATGAAGAAGTTCTACTCCAAAAATAAAGTTTTGAGTAACCAGAATATCCAGAACCAATTGATATAAGGTCTTCATTACCAGAACTACCTCCAGCTTCAAGTAATCTAGAACCATTACTAGCACCATCTGTTTTACCATGCTGTTTCACCCAAGCAGATAAAGTCCATTTTTTTGCATTAGTTGGTGTGCCAAAAGTTCGTGCCATATAAGGAGTATCAGCTTCATTAAATCTAATTGACTGGTTTATCCTGTGTACACTAGAACTAGACTGTGCTCCTGCTCCTGCTAATAAATTATTTTGAAATAATGCCATTAAGCCTTCCTATTTTTAGTTTTTCTTTTTTGTTGTTCAATAAATCTTCTATAAACTAATGCTGCTTTATTTTTACCTGCAGCCTTTGCTCTTTGTTCCATTGCAATTGCTGCTTGTGTTTTATGATTATGTTTACGAGTAGAGTTTTTTATTTTTCTCACTGACCTTTGAGCATCTGCTACTGTTGCAAACTTTAAACCATGTATTGTACCCTTTGGGTCTTCATCAGTATATAAGTCTGAATGTTTTTTACTCTTAGCAGGTTGACCTTTTTTTCTAGGTATTCTTGCTATCATTAAGCTGTACTTACATTCAATGTGGCTACTGCATGTAGGTTTGTTGACGTAAATGTAATATAGTCAATTCTGTCACATGCTGAAGCACCTGTTGATAATGTTGGAGCAGTCCCTCCAGGAAACTTATAGTTAGTTCCAAATGATAAAGTTCTACTACCTGTTCCATCTTGTATTACAAATATACTTCCTGTTTGTCCAGGAACACAATTTGTAGGATTATCTAATGTTCTATTACCTGCTAATTGTACTGCAAAGTTTTGACCTGCATTAAAGTCTACTGATATATTTGCACCATCAGTTAAACTTACAATGTCAGCTATTGCAGCTCCATCTACTCTAATTCTTTTACCAAGGGTTGCTGAAGTATTTGCACCTAATGCACTTACATAAACTGATTGAGCAGATACTGTACCTGTTATTGTTCCACCTGCTAATGGTAAATGATTACCTATACTTGTTGCTAAAGCTGCTGAAGTTGCAACTATTCTTGCAAGATTTACTGAAGCTAAGACTGAAACTGCAGCAATATTAGTATTTGAATTTCCTATAGAAGTTGCAAGAGTTGATGAAACATTTGCTACAACTGTATTAATTGAAGTAATGGCATCTAAGTTTGTTTTTGTAAGTACAGAGACTGCACCTATTACTGTATTTGCTGAAGTAATAGCTGCTACGTTTGTTGCAATGTCAGCTTTATTAACTGAAGTTAAAACTGAAACTGCAGCAATTACTGTATTTGCACTTGTGATTGCTGCTGCATTAACTGAAGCTAAAACTGAAACTGCAGCTATATTAGTATTACTATTACCAATACTTGTTGCAAGTGCTGCAGATACTGTAGCTAATTCAGCAGACGTTGCATAGTTACCACCATCTCCTATAATACCATTGATAGATGTAATAGCTGCTGTATTGACAGATGTTAACGCAGATACTGCAGCTACAACTGTATTTATAGAAGTTATTGCTGCTACATTTGTAGCTATATCAGCTTTGTTAACAGAAGTCAATGCTGATACTGCAGCTACATTAGCTGCTGTTGGAACTGCTACACCACCTACATAAACATTTGTTCCTGCAAAAACATTAGCTGCAGATACATCACCTGTAAATACTGCTGATGCTCCACTAATAGGAACTGAAAAAGTTGCTGCTCCTTGTGGAACAACTAAACCTGTTGAAACTGAAACTGTACCAAAAGATTGATTAGGATTAACATTTATAGTACCACTTGTATTTACAGTTGTTGATGTTGCACCATTAACAGTTGCATTAAGACCTGTTCCTGCAACTACTGCATTTACTGTACCACCTTCAGCAGAAGGAACATTTGTTAAACCTGAACCATCACCTACAAAAAATCCTGCTGATACTGTACTTACAATTGTTGCATTATTACCTTTTAATAAAGTAGCACTTACAGTAGCTGCATTAAAATCAGTAACACTCATTGAGGAAACTGTCATAGTTCCTGCAACATTTAATGAAGTTGCTGAAACTGTTGAAGCACCAAAACTTTGAATATTACTTATTGTACTTGTTAAGGCAATACCTGTATTACTTGCAACACCATCATTACTAGTAATAGTAATACCATTACCTGCAGAAAAACTTCTTTTATAAATATTAGTTCCTGATACAACTACATAACCTTCACCACCTGATATATCTGCAGTTGCATTTAAAGATGAAACAGTTGCAGTTAGATTTACACCACCTATTGCAAAAGTACCATTAACATTTAATGTAGAGTTGTTGAGTTGTAAAGGTGAGTCTGCATTGTCACCTGACTGAATAGTCCTTAGAGTTGAAGTAATTCCTTCATTAGCTGAAGTCTTTACTTGCATTAATCGTTTATATGTATTTGATATTTCTTGTCCAGTTAAATCAGGCATCTAAATTACTCACTATGTTCCAATCTTGGGTAGTTGCTTCCCAGTTAGTATTTTGATTTTCCCAAGTTGTAAAAGCTTCGCTTTGTGTAGGTCTTGGGTTTCTAATCGTCTCGTCATCTTTTACATCTGGTGCTCTATTTTGTGGATGATTCTTTTCATCATAAGCACCATCAAAATCAGTAGGGCAAACTAATAAGCCATAAGAGTTTAACTTCATAACATTATGAGGATAAACAAATCCACATACGTCACATACTGCTTTTGCTCTTTTACCTACTGCCATTATATTACACCCATCTTAGGTGTAATGTAAAGTGATGCACGTTCTTTATCTTCAGTCATTGCAAAACCAAGTCTTTCTTCGTACTCAGCTTTTAAAAATTTTGCTCTTGCTTCAGTTATTCCTGGTCTTTTTAATGACATATAATATGCTAGACCAGTTGTTAGTGCAGGTAAAAATCTTCTAGGCATATCTGCATTTTGTATTGCAGATTTATTTACGTCCTGCATATAATCAATCTTTTCAATTTTTAATTTATCAGTATTAACATCTGATAATGACCATAGATGTAATTGTACATTATCACCAAATCTTTTAACTGCATATTGTGAAGGTCTACCTGTTTGTCCTTTATTAGGAACTTTTAAATATTCTTCAAACGATATACGAGTCATTTCTAAATCTGTATTATCTCTATTAATAACAACTTGCATTACGTCACTTACATGACTACCTAAACTTACTTGAGATGTACTTGCAGCAATACTCACAATAGTTGTATTTGTTGTCCATAAACAAACACCTCTATTTTGCCAGTCATTTAAAATAAGATTAATTGAACGTCTAGCACTTCTTGGTTCTTCACCAAGAGTTACTTCACCACCAATCATCTCAGTAGCTTCCTGTATAACGTCACCTATTTCTAAGTTAAAGTCATAAGTGCCTGACGTATTATTTGTTGTCATTTATTTAACCTCTCATTACTTTACCACCACCACGTAGTGCTTTACCCATACCTCTACCACCTTTACGACCACCTGTATTATAAGGTCCCTCTATAAATATATCTCTAGGGTCAATTGGTTGCTTTCTTTTTTTTGGTCTTTGGTCAACTTTTAATTTTTTAGTTTTTTTAGGTTTTTTAATTGAACCAATTCTACCACCATCATTTTTACTTTCATATGCTTTTCTACCATCTTTAGCTATTTCTTTTAATTTATTAAGATTACTTACTTTTGTTGTAGAACCAGGAGCTTCAACTTCTTTAATAATTTGTTTAGCTTTTTGTTCATGAAGTCTAATTCCTCTTTCCATGTCTTTTTTTTGTTTATCTGTAAGTTTAAAACCTTTTTTAAGTTTATTAATAATAGTTTTAGTTTCTTCAGCAAGTTTCATCATGTCTGATGAAAACATAGAACCTAGTTTACCTTTAGAATCTTCAGTGCCTTTAAATTTTTTTAATATTACTTTTCCAACACCTTTTACCATTTATTTATATCC